ATGAAAACAGTGCGTGAAATTTTTCGGTTGCCGGTAAATCCAGAATATCTTTGCATTATTGATGTGGAGGATGAAGTGGCTCACGCAATCAACAATGTCGATGCGTTGGCTGATGCTGTGGAAGCTGCGCTGCCTACACTGAAATACAATCGCTCAATTTCCGACAGTGCAGATAGGCTGTATTTAGATGCCGCTTTGGCTCTTGCTGCATATCGAGGCGCAAAATGACTGTATACGACGACTGGAAAACAACCGACACAGCCGCAGACCACGCAGCCAAACAAGACGCCGCACTTGATGCAGCTCGGGGTGCTGTTGTGGTGACTGGTTATGAGTTTGGGGAATGTTTAACATTCCTCACGCAGTCGCAACTTGACCAGTTTTTTCAAATGGTCGTTGATTCAAGTGATGAGAAACTGCAGCACATGGTTAGGCTGATTTGTGCTGATGTGATCGAAAACAAGGCCCGGCAGATGGTGGAGGTGGGGAAATGCTAATTAAAATCATGCTTACTGCACTCATTTTCTTTGTGCTGTCTCTGGTTGTCTGCAAATACCAAAAAGATACACACGGCGAATGCGGTGATTTGCCGGCGCTAATTTGTGTCGGGTCTCTATTCGTGTGGGTATCTTCTTTTGTTTTACATCTCTTGATGGCAATTTTGCTATGAAGCGCACAACAACCGCCAACGCCATCCGAGCAGCCATCGAATCCGGACACACTAACCGCGCAGAGATTGCAAAGTTGCTAGGCGTGGGCGTTCATGTGGTGCATTACCACCTCGGGCCGGTTTGCGACGCTGAGCAATGGGAATCCGACAAAAAGCGCCACGCAGAGTTTTTTGGCGGGCTTAGCCCGCAGGCTGAATACAACAGACACACAGAAAAAAGGAAAAGCAGTGATGATTATTAATCCAGGGGCAATTCACAGAGTCGGGGTGAATAAATGAATGACAAGCAAAGGAAGCTATTGGCAGCGATGCTATCTGACTATGCAGATGCTTTAGGGCGCAAAACCTGCAACGACTGGAATTATCCAGAAGATTGGACTCATCAAGAAAAAGTGGAATTCTGCAAAGGGTATCATGATTGGAATGGCGACCCTGAAGAATTTAGCGAGGAATATCTGCACTTGCCAGACTTTGCAGTTGCTGACTATTTGGCGTTTTTAATTGAGCGGGGTGAATAAATGAGCGAACAAATGCGGGCTGATTTTGAGGTGTGGGCGAAAGAAAATCTTCGGTGCGATTTGTCGCATAATGGAGAATATTATAACCACGCCGATGCTTATTATGCATGGAAAGGCTGGGTTGCATCCCGTCAAGCGCTGGTTGTTGAGTTGCCGCCCGAGAAAGATGGTTATGCGCAAGCGTTTATCTGCTACGAAGTTAATGAAGTGACTGACGCGCTAGACAAAGCAGGGGTGTCGTACAGATGAGCAAAGTAGATTGGAGTAAAGCGCCTGAAGGGGCGGAGTTTTATGCTGATGGGTGTTTTTGGAAAGATGGAAAGCTTCTGCCGAAGCCTGCGCATATTTATCATGACTACGAACCCCGCCCAAAAGAATGGCCATCAGAGCAGCGCATCGAGCATATTGGTCAGAATGGCGCTACAGGTGAGCATTATGAGGCTGTAGAATCAACACAGAGCGATTTAATCAATAATCCTAAGCATTACCAGCTTATTGGCGGCTTGGAAGCAATAGACGTGATTGAGCGCACTTTAACGCCTGAGCAGTTTAAAGGGTATCTGATTGGTTCATTCCTTAAATACAGATTGAGGGCCGGCCAAAAAGACGATGCGCTCCAGGATTTGGCAAAGTCCGAATGGTATCGGCAACGCGCGGAGGGTTTGCAATGTCTTTGCATCGCAACATCCGAAAACTAGCCGCCCAAAAACAACTGCGCCTGCCAGAGCTGTTTTATGTTGTTTGTGTTGGGGTTGCACGTATGACTCAGGAGGTGGCGGCATGAAGATTAGAATTAAGCGGGCAAATACAGAAAGACCGATACCGAGACTTGAAAGTGGTCGATTGTATTTTGTGGCTCAACTGCCGCTTTGGGATTACATCGATGAGCTAATCCAGCAAGCAATCTGGAACGCAGAAAAATGTCAACGCGAATCCTAATCAAGCTCAAAAAGACCAGTGAAGTGTTTGAGGCTATCAGTTATGGATTTGGATGCTACAACGTAAAAGGGCAGATGTTTAGCAAAAAGAGCTACAAAGTGCTGAAGGTGTTGTGCTAATATTTAATTTCTC